ACGATTTTGTGGCGACACTGTGGGGCTGCGTGCTCTGTGACCAGACATCGGATAAACCGTTTCTTGAAGAAGAAGATATAAGTATTGACCACACAGCCTGTGACGAAGATTGCTTCGGTTGCAAGGTAAAGGGTTTACAACTTAATGCAGGAGATGCCACTCGTGACATACCTGACAGAAAGTGGAACTCTGAATTGGCTGCTTACCGAGAGGCACGTTCTCACGGAATGCAGCCAGCAGGTACGACAAAGGGTCACATTGAAGAAGCGTACAGAGCCTCGGAAGTTCTTGGTAAGGCTTATGACGCTGACACAATGCCTAAGTCAAAAGATATAAACAAAAACACAGCCGAGGTAATGAAAGAAATAGGAGCAATCTAATGCCAAAAGTAGGAATGAAAGAGTACGCATATACACCTAAGGGTATGGCTATGGCCAAGATGGAAGCCAAGAAGACTGGCAAGAAAATGGTAGTAAGAAAGCCTGTTAAGAAGACAGCAAAGAAGGGTAAGTAAAATGGCAAAGAAACTAAGCAAGCCAAAGGGAGCCTTCCCTAAAGTTGGCGGTGTTGGTGGACGTTCGTTCACTGGTAATTCACCAATGGATAAGTTTCAGAACTTTGCAGTATGGGCAGAAGAGACAACAGAAACACGCAAGGAAAGATTTGAAAATCCTTCCTTGCTTTATGCGGCTGCTCGCAAACTAGGAGTTCCTCAGAAGTCTGTGGAAAAGCAAATTAATGATATTGCAAAGAGTCAAGCAAAGTATGGCGCTTCTGGTGAAAGAAAATCTGAAGATTTATCTATGGAAGATATGATTGGCCGTGCCCGTGCTAATGCAGCACGCACTGGTGCAGGACTTAAAGGTTCTTCTGCAAGCAGAGTCAACAAAACTTACAAGACATACTAAGGAAAATTATGACAGACCCTAGACTAAAGCGGGCGGGAGTATCTGGCTTTAACAAGCCAAAGCGTACACCAAGTCACCCCAAGAAGAGCCACGTAGTTGTGGCTAAAGAAGGCAACAAGGTCAAGACCATCCGCTTTGGTCAACAGGGTGTGACTGGCGACAAGAAGCCAACAGCACGTCAGGCTTCCTTTAAGGCACGTCACGCGAAGAATATTGCTAAAGGCAAAATGTCGGCAGCCTACTGGGCAGATAAGGTGAAATGGTAATGAAGAAAGCATTCTGGGATAAGAAGAACCCTAAGAAAAAATCAACACCACTTACACCTGCTCAGAAGACTAAGGCAAAAGCAATGGCCAAAAAGGCTGGAAGGCCTTATCCAAATCTTGTGGATAACGCAAGAGCAAAGAAAAAATAACAAAGGTGGGGACAATGCAAGAGACAGTATCAATCGCTTGGTGCGATAACGGAAATGTAGACGGAAAGTTTATGCACGGAGTAACCGACGTGCTTCTTAAATCTGGTATCAAATTCGATACATCACTCCGCAGTCAAGGTAATCAAATTGCTCGTCAGCGTGAGAAAGTAATCGGATACTGGTACGAGAAGAACAAGTCTGACTGGTTGCTCTGGGTTGACTCAGATGTAGTTATCAGCGTTGATAAGTTTAAGTTGCTGTGGGATAACAAGGATGCTGAAAAGCGTCCAATTGTGACTGGCGTATACTTTACAACAGAAACACCAGAAGAGCCCTTGATGGTTCCACTTCCTACGGTATTCAAGTTTGCAGAAAAAACTGGAACAATCGGTATTCAAAGAATCCATCCGCTCCCCGACAATAAGTTTATTCAAGTCGGCGCAGCAGGTATGGGGTTTGTTCTTATGCACCGAAACGCAATAACTAAAATTTTAGAAGCAGTGCCTGGGGCTCCACTCTTTACCGAAGTTGGCGTGGATAAGTCTTTTATGGGAGAAGATATTTACTTCTTTGCCCTATGTGACAAGGCCGAGGTCCCAGTATGGTGCCACACAGGAGCAACCGTACCCCATATGAAACGCTTCTCATTTGATGAGCACTACTACAAGGCATTCTTCGGTGGCGCTAAGCCAGAAGATAAATCAAATTTAATTTTACCAAAACGCTAAGGAGATAACAATGCCAACTGGCAAAGAAGGTAGCACGCTAACTGCAGAGTTGAACAGGCTCGCTGGCATTACTGATATTACCAAGTATCAGGATGCAGATGGCGCAGCAAACGTCTGGGCTGGTACAACTGGTAAAGCACTCCTGGGAGCGCTGAACTATAAGGCTAGTTCTTCACGTCAGCCTAATGATTACAAAGGTCTTAATGCAGTGTGCAACGAGATTGCTGGAACAACAGGCAAAGAAGCGATAGTAGCCCTAAGGAGCATCAACGTATGACAACTACCCTATCAAATATGATTGATGAAGTTCTTATCAACCTTGCTGGTTACACCTTCCAACAGGACCGAGCAACTTATCTCACAGCAGATGTAGCAAACGTAGCATCAACCATTGCTGCTCCTATCAACCTTTCTCTTGGCTCAACAGAGTCAATCGGTAAGGGTGTTCTTGAGATTGAAGAAGAGTTACTCTGGGTTGATGGATATGACCGTGTTGCAAGTCAGGCTACGGTTTCTCCATTTGGACGTGGCTATCTTGGAACCGAAAGAGCAGCACACGTTGCTGGAACAAAGGTAACCATTGCTCCTACATTCCCACGCTTTGTAATCAAGCGAGCAATCAATGACACAATCCGAGCAATTGGTTCTTCAATCTTTGCAGTCAAGTCAACAGAGTTTACATTTAACGCAGCAATTTCAGCGTATGCTTTTGCTAACCTTAACATCTCAAACATTATGTCAATTTCTTGGCAGAGTATCGGACCATCTAAAGAATGGATTCCAGTACGTCGTTGGTCTTGGGACTCATCAGCAAATGCAGAGGCTTTTGGTTATGTGACTGGAACAGATACTGTACAGGTTGTTACTATTGGTGACGCTATCACACCTGGCCGTACTGTACGCGTAGTCTACGCAACAGACCCACTACCGTTTACAACAAATACTCAGGATTATGCAACCCAATCAGGGCTCCCAGAATCTACACGTGACGTGGTAATTCTTGGTGCCTCATACAGAATGTTGACTTATCTGGACCCTGCTCGCGCAGCACAGACAAGCCCTCAGGCGGACGAGACAGACTCTAAGCGCCCATACGGTGCATCACAGACTGCTACCAAGCAACTCTATGCATTGTACACACAGCGTCTTAATGAAGAAACAGCAAGACAACAATCGAACTATCCAATCCGCGTCCACTACAGCCGATAGGTAAAAAATGCCAACACGTAACTATTCCTCCCGTTCCCAGCAAACAACGCTAACTGCAGGTCTCAATGCCTCTGCTACAACAATGACAGTACAGAGTGCGACAGCACTTCTTGGTGGTGTTAGCGGTGCTTCCATTACAACAACATCTACCTTTACAGTAGTCATTGACCCAGACACGGCTCTTGAAGAAATTGTAGATGTTACTGGCGTTTCTGGGACTACGCTAACAATTGTCCGAGCGGTTGATACAAGTCCTTCAACTGGCGTTGCTCACTCTGCTGGCGCGGTAGTTCGTCATATGGCAATTGGCCGCGACCACCGTGAATCCAACACTCACATTGAGGCAGTACGTGCAAACTCTGCAACTGCACACGGAATTCCACTTGCTACAATAATTCTTAATTCAGATACTGGTACAGTTTCGACTACAATGCTCGCAGCAAATGCTGTAACTACTGCCAAGATTACTGACGCTAACGTAACTACAGCAAAGATTGCTGACAGCGCAATCACTTCGGCTAAGATTGCAGATTTGACAATTGCTACAGGAGACATTGCAGACTCTGCTATTACAAGCGGTAAGATTGCAACTGGTGCTGTAGGTACAACCAAGATTGATGACCTATCCGTAACAGAAGGTAAGTTAGCACCCAACGCAGTTACCACTGCTAAGATTTCAGATAGCAATGTTACAACTGCAAAGATTGCAGACCTTAATGTAACTACTGGCAAGATTGCAGACTCAGCCATTACCTCAGCCAAAATCGCTGACGGTACTATTGTGGCTGGAGACATTGCAGATGGTGCTATTACATCAGCCAAGATTCTAGATGCCACAATTGCTACTGGAGACTTAGCCGATGGCGCTGTAACTTCTGCCAAAATAGCAGACGGAACAATCGTTAACGCAGATGTTTCTGGTACAGCAGGTATTGCTTATAGTAAGTTAAGCCTTGGTGGAACCATTACATCTGCAGACCTTGTAGACGGAACAATCGTTAACTCAGACATTAACGCAAGCGCAGCAATTGCCCTTAGCAAATTGGCTACAGACCCATTGGCTCGCGCTAACCACACTGGAACACAGACCGCATCAACTATCTCAGATTTTGATACCCAGGTTCGCACCTCTAAGGTAACTGACCTTGCAGCACCTACTGGCTCATTCTCAATGAATAGTCAGAAGATTACAACTCTTGCTACACCAACAGATAACGCAGATGCTGCTACCAAATTGTATGTAGATACAAAGGTTGCAGACCTAGTTAACTCAGCCCCATCTACACTTGATACCCTGGGTGAAATTGCAACAGCAATCCAGGCTGGTGGAACTGTCTACGATTCATTTGTACTCAAGGCTGGCTCTACTATGACAGGTGCTCTTACCCTGTCTGGCGCTCCTACGGTAGACCTGCACGCTGCAACAAAGGCGTACGTAGATACTGTGGCTGGTTCTGCAACCGCAGCCGCAGCCAGCGCTGCCGCTGCCGCTGCATCATATGATTCATTCGATGACCGTTACCTTGGTGCCAAGTCAACCGCTCCATCTGTAGACAACGATGGTAACGCACTTGTTGAAGGTGCCTTATACTGGAACTCAACATCTAACGCAATGCTTGCGTGGGATGGTTCCGCTTGGGCAGGCATTTCATCTACTGCAGACATTTACCGATATCGTTATACAGCATCTGGCGGAGAAACTTCTGAGTCAGGTCCTGATGATAACGGACTTACTCTTTCTTATATTGTTGGTAAGGAGCAGGTATATCTTAACGGTGTGCTTCTTGCTCGTACATCTGACTACAACGCTACAAATGGAACCAGCATTACAGGGCTTGCAGCCCTTGCTGCTGGTGATATCTTAGAGATTATTACCTTCACAGCATTTGATTTGGCCACAGCAATCCCTAACACTTTGTTTGACGCTAAAGGTGATTTGCTAGTAGCAACTGATGCAGATACTGCAGGGAAGTTAACTCTTGGAACAAATGGATTTGTTCTTACCGCAGATTCTTCAACTGCTACTGGTCTAAAATGGGCAGAAGTCGATTTGGAATCATCAACAATTATGAGCATTATGGGAGCATACTAATGACTAAAGCAAGAGACTTAGCAAGTGGCGCTCCTGCGCCAGCAGGTGTTACAAGCACAGAACTTGGCTATGTAGATGGCGTTACCTCTGCTTTGCAGACACAGATTGACAGCAAGATTGGTTCTGCTGCTGCAATCAACCCTACTATTGTAGATGCTAAGGGTGACATTATTGCTGCCACAGGTGCAGATGCAGTATCTCGTTTAGCGGTTGGTGCAAACAACACAGTGTTGACTGCTGACTCTGCTACAGCGACTGGACTTAAATGGGCTGCTCCTGCTGGCGGTGGCGGATTAACCTTTATTAAGTCACAGACAATTGGTTCAACAGTATCATCGGTTACAGTTACAGACGCATTTAGTGCAACTTATGATAATTATTTAATTGTAGTTAGCGATGGTTCTGGTTCAACAAACAGTAATACTCAAATGACTCTAGGTAGCACTACCGCAGGATATTACCAATCGGGACCTTATCTTTCTTTAACCTCAAGCACGGTTAACGGACATAACATAAACAACGGGTCAAACTGGAGTGGAACTTATTATTCAACCACCGCTCATTCGGGTCATATCAATCTACAAAATCCTTTTTTAGCAAAAAATACCACAATGAATTCAGTTTTGATTGGTGCAAATTCAAGCAATTTTGTGGCAAATTATAGTGGCTTTTTAAACAACACAACTTCTTACACGGCGTTCACACTTACTGCAGCAGGTGGAACAATGACAGGTGGAACAATCCGTGTCTATGGCTACCAGAACTCATAAGGAGAAAAAATGACATATAAAATTCAAATTGACGATTTAGTAAGAAATGCAACGCCAGAAGAAGTAACAGCAATTGAGGCGCGACAAGCAGCAACAGCAGAAGCCGAAGCACAAAAACAGGCTAAGGCAACAGCACGTCAGGCAGTCTTAGACCGCCTTGGAATTACAGCAGAAGAAGCACAACTAATACTCGGAGGTAGTAACTAATGGCTACATTAACAAAGGCTCTCTTTAGAGGAGCCGCAGCAACATCAAGTACAACACTATACACAGTACCGTCTTCAACGACTGCGGTTGTTACAAACATTGTGGTAGCAAACGGTACATCAACTGCTGGTACATTTACAATCTTGTTAGACGATATTGAACTACACAAGGATACTGCTATTGCAGGTAATTCAACAGCATACATTGACTTAAAGCAAGTTTTGGCTACAACTAAAACTATTAAAGGTCTAGCATCTGCAACAACAATTGATTTTCATATTAGCGGAGTGGAGATTTCGTAATGGGTTTTTCAGTATTTCCCGCAGCAAGCGGAGCAGCAGCAGTGCCTTCAATCAAGCAGACATTTAACACTACAAGCAATTCAGTTTCACTTCCTTCTGGAACCAACCTTGTTTATGCACTTGTTATTGGCGGTGGCGGTGGCGGAGGCGCAAACAACAGCCTACAGGGTGTTGGTGGTACTGGAGGAAATGGTGGCGTTACCTTTGGGTATGTGCCAGCATCAGATGTTGCCACAGTAGGTACTGGTGGCACTGGAAGCAATGCAAACAGTTCATCCAACAACGCAGGCGCTGGCGGTGGTACAGCAGGAGGTCAGTCTAGTTATTCACTTCTTGTTGCAAATGGCGGTGCTGGTGGTGGAGGTTGTCCTAGCCCTGGTCAGGTTTCACTTGGCTCACCATACCCCGTTGTTACTGGAGCGGCTGGAACACCAACAAGAACTACTACAAATATATCTATTACTGGATTTACTGGTGGAACTGGCTTAGGCTCAGCATACAACCAAAACGGAAACAGCGGTTCTATTACACTTCTTTATTAATTATCTGTTATAATTTTTATTAATTATGATGTCTAAAATCAAATTAGATGGTGATAAGTTATTTGCTATTCTTGATTCAGATAACTATGTTATTGATTGTTGGGTTGCTAAAACTTTAGAAGAAGCCCAACAGGATAATTTAGGTAAAATTGTTATCGAGGTAACATTAGAAAATTCTCCATTTACTTTAGGTGAAAAAATAATTACTAAAGGGGATAAATAATGGATATTACTTTTACCAACGCATCTGGTTTTATTGACTTGGAACAGCCACAACCTGCTTCTAAATTGATTCCAGATTGGTATAAAAGTATGGAATCATATGTAGGTGGAGATAAAAAACCTGACGGTAATGGCGCAACAAATGCTACAGTTAAACGCTGTATGCCAGTCTTCGATGCTATTACTGCTGGTTATATTATCACATCTCCTGCTGATGTGTATGTAACAATTAAAGATGGTTTTTTACATTTTGAGTGGGCTGATTTAAGTCTTATAGGTTCTCATCCTGTTGAGCAAGCGCCTACTCATCCAAGTAGAAATCGCCATCCTTATCCTAAATGGATTAATTATTGGGCAATCAAAACACCCAAAGGTTATTCAACTATGTTTGTTCAACCAATGCATAGGGAATCAGTCTTTACAATTCTTCCAGGCATAGTAGATACAGACACCTATTCTGCTCCAGTTAATTTTCCTATGGTTCTTAATGACCCTGAGTTTGAAGGATTAATTCCTAAAGGAACTCCTATTGCTCAGGTGATACCGTTCAAAAGAGATTCTTGGAGTATGAAGTTCGGCGGACAAAAAGAACTTGAAGAACAAGCAAGAGTAACCAAAAATCTTTCAACAAAGTTCTTTGATAGATATAAAAATATGTTTAGGCAAAATAAAGAATACAAATAATAAAGAGCCCCGCTTTGGCGGGGTTTTTTAATTAAGGGAGGTATGCCTTGGCTGGCAGAGATATTACAGATGGTCGTGGTGATGCGCTTGGTAATGCTCGCTCCATTGCCACAGATGTCGGCGTAGTTGCGTCCTCATCAGTATGGCAGAACACATCTGAAGCATATGATGTAGCAGTAGGCGGACTCCCATTTTTCTATGCAATTAATGACTCACGCCCATACATTCGTCAGACTGCACCCTTTCGTAAGGACCAGTTCGACAATGGGCAAGAGCCAGGTGAGCAATCACTTACTGGTTGGTGGATTCGTTCTCAGTCATCTTTCCACAACGGTGATGGGATTAAGTTCTACGACCCTACCGCAGGTGAGACTGTTGCCTTTAGATTTGCCGATAGCCGAGGCGTAAACGTCTGGACAAAGGGACAAGTTACACTTCTTAAGACGACAGCGGAAGCAAATCACTTTACATCTGGTGCGATTACATCTAACCGACCAACTCAGCAATTGCGTTCTATTCAGTGGGGAACCACAAATGGTGTACTTCTCTGGGATGACCACGATGTAGACAAGATTGACTCTGCTGGAGCAGTCACCCACTTTGTTGACTATGTTGCAGGGACAGACTATCCAGTCTATGCACTCTGTGACGATGGAACAAATGCTTTCTGGGCTACACGTATTCTTGATTCTGGTGTTGCCAAGACTGCAGTATACAAGAAACCTTTGACTGGATTTGCTGGAGATTCTCCAGATACAACAGCACAAATGTTTAAGGATAGTTCTATCGTTATCTCTCGTGGCACAATGGAGTACGTCAAGGACCGTATTGTGCTTGCTGCAAACAACAAAATCTACGAGTTCTCTAGCAGTGCAGCAGCACTACCGTCTCCAGTTTATACACATAGTGATTCTGATATTGTGTTTACAAGCATTGCAGCCTCTGGCTCTGCCATCTATGTAGCAGGATATAGTGGAATTCAGTCATCTATCTTTAAGTTCACACTTAATACCTCAGGTGTAATGCCAACATTAACTACTGCTATTACTGCAGCAGAGATGCCAACAGGTGAAAGAATCCACAAAATTGGATACTACCTTGGCTATATGCTTATTGGAACCGACAAGGGAATCCGTATTGCCACAGCATCAGATGTTGATGGAGCGATTAACTACGGCCCACTTCTTGTTGAGACAAGCCAGCCTTGCTATGACTTCTCCTTCCGTGACCGCTTTGTGTGGTGTGCAACTGGAGTAGATGGCACCCCTGGAGTAATCCGTATTGACTTAGGTGCTGAGATTGAGCAGATGCGTTTTGCTTGGGCTAACGACTTGAACGTTGAAGAAGTTACTGGCTATGCCACAACCTCTTGTGCTTTTGCTGGTGAAACAAACCGCCTAGTATTTTGCACAACAGCCCTGACTATGGGCTCTATAAGCAACAAGGCTTTGACTGGAAACGTAGCAACCCTAACCACATCCGCTGCCCACAACTTAGTGGCTGGCGATAATGTGTGGATTGAGGGAGTTGACGCAACGTTTAATGGTAAGTACGCAGTTGCAACAACACCAACCACAACAACATTTACCTACGCTAAGACCAACACAAACGTAGCCTCAGCGGCAGTATCTCCAGTAGGAACTGTCCGCAAGATTGGTAGCATTAATATTGAAGCAGATACAACTCTACGTCCATCTGGCTACCTAACTACAGGTAACCTTCGCTTTGCGACTCTTGAGCCCAAGAACTTTAAGCGTCTTATCGGACGCGGTGACTTTAGATACGGCTCTGTGATTATGGAAACAGTTGACGCTAACGGTACTGAATACGACCACATTACTTACGATGCATCAATTACTCCAGTTGAGGTAGCAACACTTCAGCCAGATGGTGCACGTGAGTTCCTTGCTTATAAGTTTGTCTTAAGTCGTGATACGACAACCACATCACAAGGTCCAATCTTTAAGGGTTATCAGGTAAAGGCAACAATCGCTACACCACGTCAGCGAGTAATGCGCTTTCCTGTCTACTGCTTTGACATTGAGACTGACCGCTTTAACGTACAGGTTGGATACGAAGGCAGAGCCTTTGAACGTCTACTTGAACTAGAAGACGTAGAAGAATCTGGTGACGTACTCACCTGGCAAGACCTGACAACTGGCGAGTCTCGTCAAGTTGTTATCGAACAAATATCATTCACCCGTATGACTCCACCTGACCGTCGCTTTGATGGCTTTGGTGGTGTAATCGAAATTACCGTGAGGACTGTGTAATGGCTGCAGCAGAATGGGCAGCCTTTGCTGTCGCACTAATGACAATAACAGCAGGGTTTGCTGGCTTTGTAAAGTGGCTTGTTAAGCACTATCTATCAGAGTTAAAACCAAATGGGGGCGGTTCCGTTAAAGACCAAGTGAACCGATTGGAACAACGAGTTGACCAAATCTATCTCCTCCTCTGCGAGAAGGAAAGCAAGTAAGTTAGCAGTATTATTTATTTTAATTGGAACAACTTTTGTCTTCTATCCCCAAGCCAATGCGGCCACAGCCTATGCGGATGTGACTTGTGCTACACAGGATGGAACTCAGCAGACATATCAAATTGGATGGGATAACAGTAACCAGTTCTTTGCGGATAAGGGTTACATCCCTAGGTTATTTTGCGAGGGCGGATATGCACCACCAGGATTCAATGTTTACGTTAGTGATAATCTTTCTGATAGTGCTACTGGTTACTACAATGGCGTAGTTCCAACACCTATCGAAAATCCTGAGACTGGGACTGCAACCTCTGAAACTCCAACTGTTGAGTCAGAAACTTCAACTGTTTCTTCGCCTGAACCAACTCCCTCTCCGAGTCCTTCAACAGAAGATTCTCAGACTGCAACTGTTGAATCTCAGACTGTGAGTGTTGATACTGAGACAGCCAATGTTGAGACACCAACATCCACGAATGACTCCCAGACTTCAACTTCTGATACTGCAACACCTGTGCTACCAGTAGAAACATCAACGGTAGATACCCAAACAGTAGAATCAATTCCAACACCTGTAGTTACTCCTCTTCCCGACCCAGTACCAGTAGTACAGCCAGAGCCAGTAGTGGTATCGCCACCAAGACCAGAGCCTGAACCAGAACCATTACCTGAACCTACTCCAGAACCAGAACCTGAACCTGAGCCAGAACCCACGCCTGAAGACGTAAACGAACCTGGCCTTGAGATTCCCGAAGAGCCAGTTGTTGAACCAACTCCTGAAGAAGAGACTCCAATTGAGGAACCAATCACGGAGCCAGAAATCACGGAGCCTGAGGTCGTTGAGGAACCAGAGCCACTTGAGCCTGAGGTCATACCTTCTGAGCCAGAGTCTTCTCAACCTGAATCTCCATTCGTGGAACCAACACAACCAGAAGTTGTAGTCCTTAATGATACGACGGACCTTTCATCATTAGCACCAGACACGCCAGTAGAACTGGAGAACGGTGTAATTCTTACGGCTGAAGTCGTAATAGCACTTCAACTATTAGAAAACCCAGCAGAACTTTTAGCAGAAATATTCACCGACCCTGGACAAGTCTTACTGGCCTTGGGAAGTATCGGTGCAGATATGTCCCCTGAGGCGCGTGAGAAATCAGAGAAGGTAATCATCTCTGCAGTCATTGCAGGAAACATAGCCACTCAAGCAGCAGCATCTGCTGCCCTCGCAGCATACAGGAGAAACATATGAAGAAGTTCATCTCAGATATTGCCAACCAACTATGGACACTCTTAGGAATGTTCGTGGCCTGGGTGGTATTAGAAGGTTCGGCTAAGACAGTGGTGGGCTACGCAATCATTGCAACCCTTGCAGTCTGGTCTATCACACTCAACATCCGAAATATGAAGGACGAATAATGGACACATTTAAGAATGTAATGATGAGAATTTTTGCTGTTATCGCAGCAGAATCTCTCGGAGTTATCGGAGCAGGTTCTCTTGTTGGAATCGAAGTATGGCAGGCAGCGACCCTCGCTGGCGCTCTAGGTGCAGCACGTGTACTTGAAGCCCTTGCTCGCTTCTACCTAGCAGATGGAAGTCTGACATCAGAAGAAATCAACGCAGCCTTTGCCAAGGTTGACAAGAAAGCGAGTGAGTAAATGGGACAAAGACTAGACTTCATCAAGGTAGCCGAAGGCGAACTAGGTGTAATTGAAGGTCCGAAGGACAATGAAACAAAGTACGGCGCATTTACAAAAGCAAACTTCCTACCTTGGTGCGGTTCTTTTGTTAACTGGTGTGCTAATGAAGTGGGCTTGAAGATTCCTAACTGTGTATCTACAGTGGCGGGAGCAACAGCCTTTATGAAGAAGAAGCAATGGGAGAAGGCAGAGGAAGCAATCCCTCTACCAGGCGACATTGTGTTCTTTGATTTTCCGAACGATGGCGTTGACCGTATCTCTCACGTAGGGATTGTAGTCAAGGACAACGGAGACGGAACAGTCACCTGTATCGAAGGCAACACTGCCCCAGACAAGAAGGGTGACCAGCGCAACGGAGGGCAAGTCTGCCTCAAGGTGCGTGCCTACAAGAAGAAGAATGGCTCCAAACTACGCAGGTCACAGGCTGTGACAGTCGTTGGATTTGGTAAGCCAGTCTTTAAGTCATAAGGAGAAACAATGGATACAAAGAAACTCGTTGCTATCGCAACCACCTACGCACGTGCAGCAGTCCCATCAGTGGTGGCTCTATACGCAGCAGGGGTAACAGACCCAAAGACCCTGGCATACGCTTTCCTTTCAGCGTTTATTGCCCCACTTTGGAAGGCACTAGACCCTAAGGCTAAGGAATTTGGCCTAGGCAGCAAGAAGTAAACACCCTCAAATAGGCCCTTAAACGGCCCGTAGAGACGAGAAGACCCCCAACCGTAGGTATCAGCCTATGGAAGGGGGTCCTTTTGTCGTTTCTGGTCAAAGCAGGAACCCAGAACCGAACTCTATCCCCTCGGCGTGTCGTCAATAATTCAGGTCTTCGTCTGTGTATAATTATTATATATTATAAATTATAATATATATAGGCGCGAAGCGCCTTATATAATATATATAATTATAATATAATAGATTTAGATAGTACCCTTGTTTTAAGTACCCTCCTGTCCTTGACAGGGGTACTATCTAACAACCTACTAGACGGGAGCATCAAATGTGGAACCCATTTAAGAAAGAACCTGAATCATTAGAAATTTTAATCTCTATGCTATTGGCAGAGATTGACGAAATCTCAGTCCTCATTGAGGAACTTCGCAAAGACTTAGAAGACCTAACTGATTTTGTAGAAGATAACCTTGATTAAGTTAGATTCATATGAGTTACCTGCTCACATCAGTTACTCAGCATTCACAACCTACCTGACTTGTGGATACCAGTACTACCTAGGCCGACTGCTACAGGTTCCTGAGGAGCCAAGCATCTGGTCAGCAGGTGGACGTGCATTCCACTACGCAGCAGAATTGTACGACTATGACAATGAATGAGTTATGGCTTAAGGCGTGGAATAAAGAAACCGAAGGACTTAACTTAGAGACTGCTCGCAGAGCAGGACGTGCGACCAAGGATAATCCGAACAAAGAAGACGGTGCTTGGTGGTACACTAATGGTTCCAAGTGGGTAGACAACTACATACTTTGGCGCAAGAACAATCCTAACTGGAAAATCTGGACAACACCTCAGGGTGTACGGGCTATCGAACTGGAGTTGAATCCAGTAATTGCAGGAGTCCCTGTCAAGATGTTCATTGACAGAATCTTTGAGGTAGACGGTAAGTTAGTTATCGTTGACTTGAAGACATCAGCAAGACGACCAACCTCTGACCTTCAACTAGGCTTCTACAAAGTGGGAGTTGAGATGATGCTAGGAGTTGAAGTCAATCTCGGAAACTACTGGATGTCTCGTGAATCGGGGACAGGAGAGATGATTGACCTAAGTAGATATACACAGGACACACTTGAATACTTTGTTGATGGCTTTGACAAGGCACGCAAGGCTGGTATATTTCTACCGAACCTACAATCGTGCAGTTACTGCGGACTAAAGCAGCACTGCCAATTCACAAAGGAATAATAAATGGCAACAGAAGACTGGAAGTTACAAGTATCCATTCGCACAAGTGACAGTCGTGAAGCGGATATGATTAACGTTCGTGCTAACACAGCAGATGAACTAAGTGTTTTACTTGAGGGTATTAGCGATTACTCACATCAAGTTGCTGCTACCGCTAAGTTAATCAGAGCAGCATACGTGGTATCCCCTTTGGGGACCACCACTTCAACTCCCGCCACCGCGCCAGAGAGTACCTTCGCACCCTTCCAGGGTCAGGCTCCGTCCGCTACGGGACCAACGTGTACACACGGGGCACGGAAGTTCCTATCGGGAGTATCGAAAAAGAACGGCAAGCCATACGCGATGTGGGTTTGCCCTCAACCACAGGGAGCAGACCAGTGCTCACCAGTCAACGGCTAGACCTTGACATCTAAATAAGAATTGATAGAGGGGTAGTCAGACGGGGAAGGTGATTGCCCCTCTATCAACTTAAGACAGGAGAAATAAATGAGAACTTTAGTAAGAAGCGTAGGCAGAGCAGACATTGGTGGAGAACCGTTGCCCTCTGTATTCAAAGCATTTGATAGCAACAAAATCATAATTCGTAGAGCAGAAGTTACTATGCTCGCTGGTACCCCAGGTGTCGGAAAGTCCACTCTAGCACTGGCTTTAGCACTTAAGACACGAGTACCTTGTCTGTACATTTCTGCAGATACAAACGCACATACGATGGCTATGCGTCTTGCGTCAATGATTAGTGGTAAGAATCAGACTGACGTTGAGTACTTGATGAATAAAGATACTGGCTGGACTAAGGCTGTGCTACAGAGAAGCAGTCATATTGTCTGGTCATTTGAATCCTCACCAAGCCTTCAAGATATTGATGAAGAGGTGCAAGCATTTGAGGAACTGTGGGGTTGTCCACCTACAGCAATCTACGTAGATAACTTGATGGACATTGCAACAGATGGCGGAGAAGAGTTTGCCTCTATGCGTGCCATTATGAAGGAGTTGAAGTATCTTGCTCGTGCGACTAACGCTGCTATTATTGTTTTACATCATACTTCTGAGGCTGTACCTGGTAACCCTTGCCAACCTCGTTCTGCCCTCCAAGGTAAGGTGGCACAACTTCCTGCACTTATCTGCACTCTGGGTGTTGTCGGTTCTTCTATGGCTGTGGCCCCTGTAAAGAATAGATATGGGCGTGCCGATGCCAACGCTAACCTGACTTGTTGGCTATCATTTAACCCTGAGTATATGTACATTGAAGATATACCAGAGAATGGATAAGAGATGCTAAGAGAAGAAGAAGATGACCTCACGCAAGAGATGCGTCAACTCGTAATGCAAAAAGTTAATGAAGAGTTATTAACTTTCATTAGTAAGATTGAAGAAGCCAAGCCACCTGTCACAGATGAATGGACAGAGGGCGTTGGTGTTGGTATGAACTGGGCTATCCGTATTCTAAAGAAGGATAAGAGCGCATACTAAGTGGCATCACAATCGCGCAAGCATAGAGGCTACCGTAGTCAGAAAGTGTTGGCTGAGTTTTTAGCAGTCAATGGTTTTCCATATGCGGAGTCTACTGGTGCTGGGCGTAGCGGTTCAGACATTACTGGCACTATAGGTATTGACTGGGAAGTAAAGGCTCGCACAGGATTTAATCCCGCTGCTGCTATCGCGCAATTGAAGGATAGAAGTAACAACAAAGACCTTGGTGTTGTAGTCTTAAGACTTAATGGACAGGGTGAGAAAAGTGTAGGCGATTGGGTTTGTCTACTGAGACTGGAGGACGCTGTGAATTTATTAAGAGAGGCTGGGTATGGTGATGGAAAATGACCTACCCAGTATTAGAACAATCCTTGAACACTATGGAGCAAGAATTAGAAGCACTCACGGACAGGTCAACTTACGTTGTCCATTCCACTCTGACACACACCAGTCGGCAAGTGCGAACCTCGACAAGAACATCTTCATTTGTTTCGCTTGTGGAGTACAAGGTAACAGTATCCAAATCGTATGCAACCAGGAGGGATTGAGATTCAATGAAGCAAAGCATTTCGCAGAAGGAATTACTGGAGAGAGCAGCCAACAAGTACGCGGGAAACATCTCTCTGGCTCAAGACTACCTCGCAAGTCGGGGAATACCTCTGGAAGTAGCACGTCTGGCGCAATTCGGCGTAGTCGTGGAGCCTGAATCAGGACACGAAGCAATGGTCAATAGGTTATCTATCCCTTATGTGACAAAGACTGGCATTGTTGATTTAAGATTTCGTGCATTAAACCCTGCGGTTGAGCCTAAATATATGGGTCTGACTGGGGCGGAGACCAAGATGTATAACGTACTAGATGTGGAGCGTGCAGGTGATTACATTGGAGTATGCGAAGGAGAGATTGACACACTTACTCTTTCTTCTGTCATTGGAATTCCCTGCGTTGGAGTCCCTGGTGCAAACAGTTGGAAGAAGCACTACACACGATTGCTGGCAGACTTTGAGCGGGTCTTTGTATTCGCTGACGGAGACCAACCTGGAACAGAATTTGCCCGTAGTCTTGCCCGCGAACTGCCAGTTACTATCATTCAACTCCCAGACGGACTCGATGTTAATTCTATGTACGTGCAAGAAGGTGCTAACTACTTCCATCAGAAGGTGGATATAAATGAACTTTGAGGATGAGCCCCCTCACAATTATTGCAATGAATGTGATGTGCAATTTGAGGATTCATTTCAACTCATTGACCACGTACTAGAAGACGATGATGAGTTTGACCCTTACTTGGTGCTACCTAATGGGGTCAAGTTATTGCTCGGTTCATTACTAAGATATGTATTTGCACACGCTGAAGAACCAGATAAGATAAAAGTTATAACCCAATCAACCTACGTAACCTTGTTCGCTGCTGAGAATGGCTATGACCCATTGGAAGATTTGATTGAGGATATGGTGATTAAGTTAGAGTTACAGAACTTTGACGAGAACTTTAAAAAATTTATGGAAGAGGAAAATACTGATGGAGAAGGCGGAGCGTGAAGAGATATGGCAGATTATAACCCATCTGGTAGACCAAGGGCTGAACGTGAAGAGTTATACAATAGAAGGCCAGACCTTAAACGTTTTGTTGGCGATTCCGATTTTGAGCAAGCGGTCTGGGACACAATGAAAGAACTCGGTGACCTGCTGCTGAGCAAGCACCGCGACTACGGCCCAAAGAATATCTCTGACTCACCTGGTGGCCCGCTTAACGGGCTGCGTGTACGTATGCACGACAAGACTGCACGGATTAACAACCTGATTGATAATGGTGGGACAGCGCAGCACGAACCCCTAGAAGATTCATTCAAGGACCTAGCGAACTATGGTATAATTGCCCTATTGGTACTGCGAGGAAAGTGGGATAGATGAAAGAGCAGGAACTTTTTGACTGGCTTAAGACAGAAAAGTTCCCCGACCTTGTTCACTCCCCAGAAATCTTTGATGGCTTTGACTGTACTTCGGCAGAGCACAAGATGTTTATTGAACTTAAGTCAAGGAAGACGCACTACCCTGAACTTTTGATTGAGAAGATGAAGTATGACTTTCTCCTGCAAGAAGCAGAGAAGTTAGGCTATGAACCTTGGTATGTTAATTACACACCAGAAGGTATCTGGGCTTTCGGTCTTAAGAAACAACCAGAGATTACTTGGGCTGAGAAGTGGCTTCCATCTACAACTGAGTTTGTTAATAAGAATAATAAGATGAAGGTCGTTGGCTTCCTCCATATAAATAACGGAGTGAAAATAAAATGATTGAGTGGGAGCGCATTGAACCTTGGCAGTATGTGGTTGATACTGTTGCAAAAGAATACAAGAAGCGTTTTCATATGGTTGAGATTGAAGACATCCGCCAGACTTTGTATGAGTGGTTTGCTGAGCACCCTAATAAACTTACCGCTTGGGAAGAGATGGGTAATCGAAGTGCGAAGAACCTTATCTATCGCAGTCTTCGTAACCAAGCACTCGACTATTGCCAAGAATGGAAGGCCAACTCTTCTGGCTACGAGACAAGTGATTTGTTCTACTATGAATCTGATTTAGTTGAAGCCTTGCTTCCTTCTGTCTTAAGAGGTGAGAAGAATATTACTCACAAGTTAGACCTCGGCAGAATTAGTGGTGGCTCTGCGCCCTCTGAAGGTGGCAACCTACAAGCGATGATGATTGAAGTTGAGTCTGCCTATCACAAGTTAGCCAAGGAAGATAAGCAAGTACTGTTCCTTCGCTACGCTGAGTCAATGGACTATGAAGCAATCGGTAAAGAGTTAGACCTTGGTAGTGAAGACGCTGTTCGTATGCGTAACAATAGAATCTTGCGTCGCTTGATTCAAAAGATTGGTGGCTTTAAACCATTCTATGATAGGGATGATGTGCCAGTCGCCTCTGAAGAATCTTCTTTAGAGTCATAGTTAATCTCTGCTGGGTCTACCCATAAATCTTCTGGGTAATCCTTATCTAACTCTGCGTGATGTAACTCGATAACTTCTTTCCAACTTTGTACTGTATTCATTCTATCCTCCTGTTGAGTAGAAACCGCTACCATTAAATTTAACTGCTGGTGCTGACCATACACGACTCATTGTAGTTTGGCAACAGATTGGTTCGGTGCTGTCACCATACGCCCTCTGTACTTCTTGAGTCCCGCCACATTGGTTGCACTTGTATTCATATGTTGGCATTATATCTCTCCGTCTATCGGTGTTGGTGCTGTACTAATTGAACCACAGTCTTTGCACTTCTGTCTTAAGTCATACCAACCAATTGTTCTATCCTCTTGGTCCCACATCACAGTAATCTCAAACATCAAGCACCCGCAGATACAGGCCATAGTTGGTTCACCACTTAAGTCGAACATTTAATACCAGTTCTTTCGCTGAGAATGTTTCCACGCTTTGCAAGGTGTTCCGTAGCGGTGCTCGATATAGCGGTAGGCCCTGAGTATCTGTATTGCTGGGTCTTTGCTTTTCTCGTTGAGCATTTGCGCTATGCCGAACGCACTACTTCCTTGCATATTCTTGGCTAAATGGTCGAACCTGCTTTCCTTGGTGAAGAGCAAGGTAATACATTTGCGCTGGGTCTTATCCCAATCCCAGCCCACTTGGGCAAATCGCATAGCCAAGGCTTTGTTCTGCTGCTTATCTTCCCACGTTGCTTTAGTCTTAAGACGTGGCTTTATCTGCACATCTACCGTAACTGTGTGGGTTATTGGTGCAAGGGAAGCAAGCAGAACAAGTCCGATGACCACGATTACTCGTTTTTTCATACACTAATTCTAGCAATTATCTTTCTAACGTCACGTCTATGACGCTGCTCGTGTCGCACAGAATTGTGTGTGTGCTTGAGGCCAGCCAGCAACGCACGCTCACCAGTCAGTAGCCCGCCCCAGATTGAGCCCACTCCGCCCACACTTATAATGTTTTCCTGTTCTAAACCTTGCTGTAAACATTGGGCTTTGACTGGGCAGTCGTGGCATATCTCAATCGCTTCTACACTTCTTAAGACATAAAGTCTTTGCTCATCTACCAGCGTTGAGTTTTCGTAGTGCCATAAGTCTGGGTCTGGGTGTCCGTTGCAGAGCCCCTCTGCGTGCCACGTGCGGTTCATTTGACCTCGCTTAAGTGTACGACTGGCAGTACTGAGACAGCCTTGCCGTAGTCAATGTCTTCAAACTGAATGACCGAATAACTTTGCCGTTCATACAGCCATTCATCTTGCTCTTCTGCCTTAAGACTGTCCCAATTCTTTGGAAGGTCTTGGTCTTCAATGAACACGTTGATTACACGTGTGCCTGAGATTTCATAACTGACTCTAAACTGTTTCATAATTATCTCCTTAGTCCCATTTGTAAACTACTTCGTTCCAACACCCGCACGTCGTACAAGTAAACCAGTACGTTCCATTACGGTCTTCCCATTCTTCGTTCTCTGCTTCGCATACTACGTCGCCCTCTGGCATTGCCTCACATAGAACTACATACTTAGCCATTGCTTTCTCCCGTCTTAAGTCGTTAGTCTTATCCGTAAATTACTTTGCCGAACATTGCAACCTGTAGCACAGCGTCAGCGCATATCGAATCATACTTATCGAAATTAAACAAGTCCATATAGACCTGTTGATTAGCAATCGGTAGAGCCTTGGCTAAATCTTCAATGCCAAGAATCTTTGTGACCATACTTCCGTCTTCGTCTTCGCCCGTGACTTCAATTTGTCCAACGGTTTCCCAGTCTGCGTCGCCTAGATACTCCGCCTCTGTAAAGTGGTCACCGAAAGAGAACGGGCTTGACCCGAATACGGTACTCCATAATTCTTTTTCATCTACTTCGAACTCAATCTTAATCATTTGTTTTCTCCTGTCTTAAGACATTCTTGTATTGTTCCCCAGCAGTAGCCTTCGCCCTGCACATACCAAATATGGTTGATGACTTGGTACCCTGCCCATAGTAGTAGCAAGGTAAGTGTGATGAGCGAGAAGAACATAAAGGCCTCGCCCCTTGGTGTTAATTTCATAATAAAAGTCCCATCATTTTGTTAGTTTTAATTGCTCGGTCTGTATCACAATCGTCGCATAACCAACTATCTTTGTCAAGATTATTCCACCATTGTGGAGATTTTATTTCCCAACCGCAGTCTTTACATATGGATTTCATTTTCGTAAACCTCCTTTTGTGCGGGTAAACATTCGACGCACCAAGCGAAATAGTGCCAGCGAACGTTGCCTTCTTTGTCAGCCCAGACAATATCGTCTTCTTCGTAATCGGTCAAGCATTTATAACACGTGTACATTCGTGGCATTGCTTGCCCATTTGTAAACGAGGCAAGAAAGGCTGCGCTATTTATGAGCGATGACCAATCCACGTGCTCGGAACTATTTTCCATTTGTTTCTCCTGTCTTAAGCCGTAAGTTGATTCTGTAGGTCCAGTATATTTGAAATAGTTTCGGCTACTTCTTGCTCTCTTCCCACGAAATTGCCGTCACCTGCGTAGCCAAATTCCCAAGTCTTTGTTTCTGTGTCGTAAATTGTGCCGTTTGGGAACGCGCTTTCCTCGCTTTCATAATCTACACTCCAGCGATTTGTTTCTTCGTCGAACATAATCACGAACTGATATTGTTTAGCCATTTAGTTTTTCTCCTGTCTTAAGTGGTAATTGTGTGGTAACTTTTGCGCCAAGGTATACGTTTGTTGGGTCTGACTTCAGTAATTGCTCGGCTGTCTCTCTGTCGTAAAGGCCTCTAAACTTACGGCCCCAAGGGTCTACCCCTCCGATGATGTATAGCATTTATATTCTCCTGTCTTAAGTGGTTAGTCTAGGTTTGTGTCGTAACTTACGCCACAGTTTGGGCAATCGTGCTCGGCTAACTTCTGCGCCCCGTAAGGTTGAATTGTTACCGTCGCCATTGCGTCACAGTCATCGCATTGAATCTGCATTTACTTGCTCCAGCCTGTTAATAGTTGCTCGGTTATGCAACTTGAACACGCCTGAATTACTTGCCCTGCTTTATCAACGGTGAAAGTGTTGCGCTTTTTGTTACACTCTGTGCATTTCTGTTTCATTCTGTTGCCTCCTGTCGGCGGGCTACCTTGCTCCGCTTCGACGTGCCCCGCTAGTGTCTCGCACACTTCGCCCCCTGTCAAGGGTGCGGGGCTGTCTATCTCTAGACTTTTTTCTATGCCTTAAGACTTAACTTCTTAAGTAGCGCGTCAATCTTTGCCTGTCTCCCGTCTCCCCATTTCCCTACGGTGTCGTTTCGTAGTGCCGACTTAATGAGCAAGAGTTCTTGTTCTGTAAGTTCCATTACTTGCCCGCCTCTACAGATTCGCCCCACTTTTTAAGTCTCTTGTACTCGCTTGGCTTTACGTGAATGGTTGGGGTCTCGCCGTCATCGTAGCCCTTAATCGCTGCGCTGCCCTCGTAGCCCTCCTCAATCCAGCCCAAGACCTGCCCCGCTGCCGTCGTTCTTAGCCAACCCCTGCGAGGGTTGCCGTTCGTGTCGTTTACTGTTGCGATTCTTACTAACATTTCTTTTCTCCTGTCTTAAGTCGGGAAGACTTTCTCCCCTAACTTGTGCCTTGCTAGGTCGTGAACCTGTGCCGACTATATCGGGGCAAGGCGGGGCTGTCTAGCCCTTGAAGTTAATGTCTACGATTTCAACCTTGGCGACGTGCTCAATGTCTAAGGTCCCTTGAATGACCGCGTTTACCTTGTCCCAGCCGTAGGCCTCATAAGCGGGGAAAGACTCTCGGCCTTGCTTGTCTGTAACTTTGAGCGCGATTCCTGTAGGTGTTGCCATTTCTTTTTTCTCCTGTCTTAAGTCATAAGGTGAGAACTTCCCGCCTTACCGCGCCCCCGCTAGGTCTTGAACCTGCGCCCGCTTAAGGTGCGGGGGCTGTGTTGCTATCCTCTGACTTTCTCCCCGCTTGGCAGGTGGATGGTGTAAGGGGTGTCCACGTCTAGGGTCTTTATCTCTGCAATGTAAGCGCGGTGAAATTCTGCAAACCGCATAAACTGTGAGAAACTTTCGAATTCCACAATTTTATTATATCCGTCGCCCTCGCGCTCGTCACGCTTTACGATGTAGAACTTAAGCATTTTTTTCTCCTGTCTTAAGACTTGGCCTAGTTGCCTCGTCTAGTGCCCCCGTCAGGTCTTGCACCTGTCGCCCTCTGTGAGGGGCGGGGGCTGCCCGCTATTCTTGAATCTCGAACTCTTGCTCGCAATTCTGGCACTTAGGGGCGCACAATTCGAACACCTTACGACTTAAGCGGATTTTTGCGTCACAGGCGCAGATTGCCACGAGGTTATTCTTATCGCGCCCTTTCTTGCCTGCTGCCTGCTCGGTGTCGGCTGTGAGGGCTAGGGCTGCCTCAATGAGTGCCAAGGCCTCGCCCCATCGCTCCGCGCATTCGTCGCTAACCTCGGTATTTGACCAGCCTATGCGCTTGGCCTGTGTGATTGTGAGGCCTAGGGCCTCGGCTGTCGCCTTGAATTTCTTGTTGTGATACCCGTCACCCGTTACACCTTGGATTCCATTCTGTAGGTCTAGGCTGTGCGCTGTCTCGTGTAGCAATGTGCCAAGGATTGCGCGGGCACCGCGTGAGAAATATTCCGCCGAGACCATAATCTCGTGAAATGAATCCTCACCAGAAACCCAAGGGCGGGCGTGAGTGAAGTGCCCCATCGTGTTACCTGTCTTGCGTGTCACTAGAATAGTGGCGCGGGGTGCGCCTGTCTTCTCTTGGATTAAGGCGTGTGCAGATTCTAGGGCCTCGGTGATTATTGAAAGATTCTCGGTCTTTTTTGTTGTTGTTTGCATTTCTTTCTTCTCCTGTCTTGTGGGGATTTCTCCCTTGTGTCTTAAGGGTAATGCCTCACGCCTTAAGGTGTCAAGCCTATTTGCAAAAAATCTTTTAAATGACTGGTCAAAGATTTTGGGGCAATCTGTCGAACAGGTGTTCGAACAGGTGCCCTCTGTCTTCCCCGTAATAGTTGAAGATTCAACTAGATTTCTGACCGACATCACCCCCCCAATATCTGCAGGGCAGACAGTCACCCCAACCCTAAAAGGGTTTGCGGTCTCAATCCTTGCCAAGATATTCACATTCTTAAAAGAATTCCAGACTTTAAGTCTAGTTAAGTCTTAAGAAGTAAGGCCAAGAAATAACAGTAACCCTAAGGTAGACCTTGAGAGTCTGCAGGCCACGAAAACCTGCGAAGGTTTGAGGGGGCGTTGATTAAATCTGTCGCTATTATATTATATATGGTCCCATTCTAAATATCTGTTATATTGTTACCCCCCTTCTGAACTGGGGTTTTATCCCCAGAGGGCAACTTTTTACCACTTAAGTAATAAATCTTGCGAACCTTACGTTCGCTTTTACGATTTGAACGGGTCTTCTATAGATGTAAAGATTATATATAATCTTTAACGGAGTTGCCTCCGTTTGCTCTACGGCAACTCCTTAATATATATAATATATATATAACTAATAGAATTTATGGGATAGGTCTACCGTTAATTGGGTAGTGTTAATATACCGATTGGAAGACCATAGAATTGCTGGACCTAGGATAGGGGCTGACACCTCTCGCAGAAAGTGGAATACCTAACCTAGGGTGAAAAGATACGCTAAAGGTGTAGGCTTGCATACCCACAAAATCAATAGTAGTGGGCGGACAGGGTTCGTATCCCGACTGGTCTGACGAGACCAACGTATCGAAGTAACTCTTCAGCATAGCCTCATAGTCAAATGGAGATGACGCCAGGTTACGTACCTGGAAGTATGGGTTCGATTCCCACTGAGGCGCTACTAAAGGAGAATAATGGGACGCAAGCCAGGAATCCAGAATATACCGAAGAAGGAAGCCCAAGAGAAGGTACTTATCCAACTCAGCCAGGGGGCAACTATTGTCTCGGCTATGTCTGCCGTAGGGCGAAATGACGTTACCTTCCGACAGTGGGTGATGGCAGACCCTGAGTTTAAAGAGCGAGCAGAAAAAGCCCGCCTTGAAGGCAAAGGCATCAAAGCAGACCTTGCCGACTTAAAGGATATTTCATTCCCAGACTTCTGTGAGCAGTTCTTAGACTCTAAGTTGTTTCCCCACCAGTTGAACTGGATGGACCTCATTGAGGGTAGGGAGCCTAGGTGGATGCCACCAGGTATGACCTACGAACCAGGCGAGGCTGACCGAGTACTTATCAACGTACCCCCAGAGCACGCCAAGTCTACGACTATCACCACCAACTACGTTTTGTACAAAATCGTGACCAACCCGAATCACCGAGTCATTATCGTCTCCAAGACCCAGGGTATGGCACGTAAGTTTCTTGGGGCAATCAAGACCCGACTTTCACACCCTGCTTATACCAAACTGCAAGTGGCCTTCGGCCCTAACGGCGGTTACAAGGCAGATGCTACCCAGTGGTCGGCAGATATGATTTACCTAGGCACAGGCCGTGACTCTGGCGAGAAGGACCCTACGGTCCAGGCCCTAGGTATGGGTTCTCAGATTTACGGTGCTCGTGCCGACTTAATTATTGTGGACGATGCCGTAATGGGCGCTAACGCCCACGAGTGGGAAAAGCAACTTGAGTGGCTTCAGAAAGAAGTTATCACTCGTCTTGGTAGACACGGTAAGTTAATTATCGTTGGAACCAGAGTGGCAGCAATTGACTTGTACAAGATGCTGCGGGACCCAGGGCAGTGGTCGGGTGGGGTAACCCCCTTTACCTACTGCGCTATGCCAGCAGTCTTGGAATTTGACGAAGACCCACTTAACTGGAAAACACTATGGCCCGAAACGGACCAGCAAGAAAATGCAAAGGACGATGCATTACCAAATGGAAATTTTCCCAAGTGGGACGGACCTTCTCTCTTTAAGCGTCGCTCTCAGGTCAGCCCGTCGGTTTGGGCTATGGTCTACCAACAAGAAGACGTACAAGAGGACTCCATCTTCTCACCAACCTGCGTCGCAGGAAGCGTCAACGGAATGCGTAAACGCGGACCTCTCAAAGCGGGGGTTGTAGGCCATCCGAAAAATACTGACAATGCTTACACCGTTATTGGCTTTGACCCTGCTATGTCAGGGGCTTCTGCTTTTGTGGCTGTTTCGTACAATCGAACAGACGGACGAATTTACGTTCTAGACTGCATCAATATGACAGAACCTACGCCAGCAAAAATTCAAGGCGTAATTGAAGAGTGGGTCGAGAAGTACCGCCCTCAAGAGTTCCGTGTAGAAATCAACGCACACCAGAAGGCATACTCTCTGGATGACAACCTAAGAAACTTTTTAGCCGCATATGGCTGCCAGTTGAACTCACACTTCACTGGTAAGAATAAGTGGGACACATCTTTTGGTGTGGCATCAATGGCAAGCCTCTTTGGCTCTGTCAGAGAAGGGCGCTTTCAAGATAACAACTTGATTGAGTTGCCAAGCAATGAAGGCTCAGAGGGAATCAAGACCCTCATCCAGGAACTTATTACCTGGAAGCCAGATACCAAAAACCCTACCGACTGCGTGATGGCACTCTGGTTTGCAATCATTCGCATACGCGAGTTAATGCAACAAAGTACCAGAGTCGGACAGTACCAATCAAACCGCTGGGCAACAAGAGCACAAATGTCCCAGCGTGGCTCAATTAATTTAGATGAAGAGTTCGCTTCACAATGGGCAGAACAATACGGATAGGAAACAATTATGCCAAAACCAGTAAATAACTCAGGTGGCTCACGTGTACCAAAGAAGCCTAGCAAGGGTTTAACAGCAGATGATTATATTTATGCAAGAGAAGTTGCTGGGCAGCCTGCAGGTAACCGACGTGGCGCTCTTAATAAATTTCAAGCACAGATAGATAAAAAATTTCTTGAAAAAAAATATCCTCATATTCGTAAGAAATATGATATTACAGGCGTAACTGTAGATACAACGTACAAAACATACGACGCATAAATAATTTTAATACTACGATAGGATAACAATGGCATTATCAATTGAACAGATTGCAGCGCGGGTTGACGCTTTGCGCTACCGCAACTCAGAACGTGATGCCCGCAATCTTGACGTGCTTGCAGTACGTAAAGGTAAGATTGCAGAAGTTTATCCTGACTTCTTTCCAGACGGCGTTGATGCTAACGTAGTTGCCAACTTTATTGACATTGTTGCTCGTGACCTTTCTGAGGTTATGGCTCCGTTGCCAGCAGTAAACTGCTCTGCAGCAAATGCAACAAATGACCGTGCACGTAGTTTTGCCGATAAGCGCACACGTATTGCGTCAAACTACTTTGCACACTCAGACCTAGCAGTACAGATGTACTCAGGCGCTGACTGGTACATTACCTACGGTTTCCTCCCATTCTTTATTGAGTTGGACGAGGAAGCGAAACTGCCACGCATCCGCATAGAAAATCCTATTGGGGCTTACCCAGAATTTGACCGCTATGGACGCTGTGTTGCATTCGCAAAACGCTACACAATGACACTGGGCGAACTCATCACACAGTTCCCTGAGTATGAATATCAGTTGCTTGGTGGTTACAACTACAAGCAAGACTTAAATGCTCAGATAGAAATGATTCGCTACTATGACAAAGACCAGTCAACTATCTATATCCCAAGCAAACAGAATCTAGTTCTTTCACAAGTAAAGAATCTATTGGGTAAGATGATGGTTGTAGTCGCACGTAAGCCATCTATTGATGGAGAACTACGTGGACAATTCGACGACATCCTAGGAATCCAACTACTACGCAACCGATTTGCATTGCTTGCGATGGAGGCCGCAGAGAAATCTGTACAGGCACCGATTGTATTGCCACAGGATGTTCAAGAACTGCAGTTGGGTGGAGACGCGGTTATCCGTACATCTAACCCAGCAGGCGTTCGTCGTGTAGAACTATCACTACCACAGGGTGCGTTTACAGAATCAGCACTCCTCAATCAAGAACTCCGCGTTGGTGCACGTTATCCTGAAGGACGTACAGGTAACATTGATGCATCTATCGTTACTGGCCAAGGTGTACAGGCGCTTATGGGCGCATTCGATACACAGGTTAAGTCAGCACAAGCAATTTTTGCTTCAGCACTACGTGATGTAATTAGCGTTTGCTTTGAAGTTGATGAAGTTCTTTACCCAGAAGAGAAGACAATTCGTGGTGTGGACTCAGGTTCACCTTACGAAGTCACCTATCTTCCACGAAAAGACATTAAGCAAGACTACTCAGCAGATGTTCGTTATGGAATGCTTGCTGGACTTAATCCTGCACAAGGTCTTATCTTTATGCTTCAAGCATTAGGTGGCGGTCTTATCTCTAAGGATATGGCTATGCGTGAACTTCCATTTACAGTCAACGTCACACAAGAACTTGAGAAGATTGAAATTGAGAATATGCGTACAGCGTTGCTCAGTGGACTAACAGCAATGGCTCAGCAGACTCCTATGATGGCAGCACAGGGACAAGACCCATCAGAAATGATAAACAAGATTGCTTCGGTAATCAAGGCTCGCCAAAAAGGACAGGCACTTGAAGACGCGATTGAAGAAATCTTCGCGCCGAAGCCTCAAGTTCCTCCTGCTGGGGCACCACAAATGGTTGAGCAACCGTCCCCTGCTCCCGAAGGCGTTCCAGCAGGAGGCGCTCCTTCACCAGAGGAGCCAATGGGGCCAGAGATGACTCCGCCAGAACAGCCACCACCAAGCATTATGAATTTACTTTCTAGCCTTTCAGGCCAAGGAGAAGCATCAGCAAGCGTTAGAACTATCAACCGCAGATAATTAAGTAGGGGACTATGACAACAATAATCGGAATTGAATACGATAGTCATTCACTTATTGTTGCCGATAGTCAGACAACAGATGACTCTGGTTTTATTTACAGCCATCCTAATGTTCAAAAAATTGCAGAGCGTGGTTCTTTCTTAATTGCTGGTTCTGGTGAAGTACTTCCTTGCGATGTAGCACAACACATCTGGGAACCACCAGTAGTAACTGCTAAAGACCGTAAAGATATTTACCACTTTATGATTACAAAGGCTATGCCATCTCTACGCAAATGCTTAAGTAGCAATGGTTATAACTTTGATGAATCTAAGAGTGATATAAGATTTCAGTTTTTAATGTCAGTGTGTGGAGAAATCTTCGACATTGACCACGAACTGTGTGTAAATAAAACTAAAAATAATATTTATGCTGTAGGCTCAGGTGCGTCTTATGCACTTGGTGCACTTCACGCTGGCGTAGATGCCTTTGAAGCGATGGAGATTGCAGCAAAACTAACAGCATTTACTGCTGCACCGTATATATCCAAAACACAATTCAAACATATTAAGTAGGAGGAAACGATGGCAGAAAATAGAGGCGGAATGCGCCCAACTGCACCACAGAATAACCCTGCTAATGTTTCAGCAACTGGTGGCAACGGACAATCTGGTCGTGACTACACAGGATTTGCCTATGGTGAGAACCAGGCACTTGCAGAACAACAGGCATCAGCACCTATGGCTGCTGCTCCATCACCAGTACGTCCACCATCAGCAGCAATGCCAGGTATGGGTGGAGCCGTTACACCATTAGATGAATTACAGCCTGATGGTCGTCCCATTTCAGATGGTGTTGACTTCGGAGCAGGACGCGGTTCTGAGGCTTTGCCTTCACGTATTACATCTCCTATGAATCAGTCTGAGAACCTTGACCTTATCAAGCGCTATCTGCCTGATTTGATTAATGCAACACGTATTCCTAACGCACCAGATTCGTACAAGCGATTCGTTAACTATCTGAGAGAACAGATACTTTAATGAAGTGGTTGGAAAATGGATTTTTTGACCACCTAGATAAGTTTGCAAACTCTCTAGGTTATGAACACTATGCAATCGCAATTCCTTTGGCAATGGTCAAGTGGGAGTCGCCTGAAGATAGGGATGTATTCATTATGACTCTTACAAATCAAGACGTAAAGGGCGGCGGAGGTCACGACTTTAACCCATTGGCGGTGAAGTAATGTCATTTTGGGATAAATTTGTTGAAGACTTTTTGGGCATTAAACCTGCTCAGCAAAAAGAAATTGTTGAAGGCGCATCTTCTATTATTAAGGGCGCAAAGACTGCTACCCTAGCAATTCCAGGTGCTATTACAAATCAACTTATTGTTAAGCCTACAGTACAGGGTTTGCAAAATCAAGCACTTAAAGCAGGGTATTCACCAGAAGAAGCAGCAACTGCTGGTATTGGAATTCAGCAGTCTAAGATTGGACAGTTTGCTCAAGAAGAACAAGATAAGTTTGTTCAGGGAAGCCTTGCAGCATTCGACCCTATTCTCCGTGCAGGAGAAAAAGCGGATAAATATTTTTTTACTCCAGTAATTGCACGTCCAATATCTACAATTAACTTGCTTCAAGACCCATATAGCCCATTATATAATGATGAGAAATATGGAAAGGGAGTTCAGTTAAGCGATATTCGTGATGCCTGGAACCGAAGCGCTTATGTATCTCTTGGACAAGCAACTGTTAAATCTACAGGAATGCTCGGAATAGCCCAGTCTGCAATTCTTACTGCCAATGGTATGGATATGTCAGAAGTAAATCTTTGGGATGACGAAAGCATTCAGAAAAATTTTGTTGATGACAGTCTAGGTTCATTCATTAGTGGACTTAATGACTTTGTTATCAAGAACGTAGCAATCAATGCTGCCCTTGTTGGCGCTGGCGCTGCTGCTAAGGCTGGCTCAGCCCGTGCAGGTCTTACTACAAAGTTCAAGGCTACCGATGCTGAAGCAATGCCTAAGTTTGAAAAAGATATGACCGACCACATTGAATATGTAAATAGTGGCGGAACTACTGGAACTCAAACTGTAATTGGTCAAGATATTATGGACCTTGCAGCGTCTGAAAATATTGTTGATATTGTTCGTATTGTTAAGAAGCATAGTTACAACCCTGCTCTTCCAGACCTTATCAAAACAACAAAAGACCCTGCAGTTGTAAGGGACTTCTTGCTTGCTGATAAAGGATATGGCCCAGCAATCGAACGCCTTGCAGCGCTAAGAATGTCTGATGACCTTTGGATACTTGGTGATGCTACCGCTATAACTCGTGGTAAGTACATTACAGATGGTGCGCTTCCAGAATATACACCTGCTCAACGTGCTCGTTGGACCGCAGCCTTTGATGATGCTATCGCAAAGAATCCTAAGCATCAAGATATTTACGATGCGTTCTTAAGAGAAGAACTCGACGAAGCAACAGGTCTTCTTAATACAGAAGTTTTGGCTCTTGGCAAGAACTATAAGCCAATGGAGCCAATTGTTGGTCGTGCAACTGTTGGAGCAGCACGCTCTCGCGCTGGTCAGATTAAGACCGCTGCTTTGGAAAGAAACTTTGTTGGCCTTGGTGGCGTTGCAGAGACAGTTCTTGGTGGCAGTATGAAGGGTCCAGTCACAGTTTTAATGAGGCAGTTTGGCACATTTATGCCAAAAGGTATTGTTACCAACTCTGGCCTACGTCCTATGAACGGCATAGATGAATTAATGGCAGTCTTTGATGACATCCCATTATTTAGAGATGGCTCTAGAGTTGTTGAAACTCACACACGCGAAATGATGACTGCAGCAGCATACCGCCGTCAGGTTATTGACCGTTTTGTTGCAGCAAAAACAGATGGCGAACGTGCAATTGTTATTGATTCCGTCAATAAAGAAATTGCTCGCACACTTGCCTTTTCACGTGGATATTATGACGTTAAAAAAGTTGACGATATGGTTGACGAACTTATGTCAGAAATCTACAAGGTACATTCTGGCCTACGCAAAGAAGGCTATGCAATGGACCCACAAGGAGTTCGTGTAGTAGTTGACCCACGCACACAGCGCCAGTTAGCAAACTCTATGCCTATGCTTCCACTAGGCGAGTTTGACCGTATGATTCTACGTCTATCACGTTCAGAAAAAAATCCAGTTATTGGTGGGGCAACAGCGGTAAAGCAAGGAACTGCAGCAGGAGCCCGTGCATTATTTGAAGGTTCAAGCAGAATCTTTTCTGTTGCCCAACTTTATCGTTTTTCATATATTCCAAAGAACTCTGTATTCGAGCCTTTATTGGCAGCGACCCTTGCAGAGGGTATGTCATTTGCCCGACCAATGTTTACTACTGCAATCTGGAGTAGCATTAAAAAAAGCAGAAACATTCTTGCTAGAAACGTAGCAAAATCAAAGACTCTTACACCTGGTGCCAAGAGCGAAATTCAAAAAGAAATCAAGGCTCTTTCAGACCAGTACAATCAGGCTATTCTTAATCGTGATATTGCGTATGCAAGTTATGAAGAATTTTTTGGTGTTGGAAAGAATATTTCTCCAGCAGCAAAACGCGATTGGGCAGATGAAATTAAGATGCGTCTTAAGGATGCAGAAAATGACGTTGCAGCCATTGAGGGTAGACTTAATGTTTATGCCAACGAGTACGGCACTCCAATATCAGCGCCATCAATTTACAACTTACGTCGTAGAATTCAGTTCCTTAAGGATGCAAAAGACCCACGCTTTGCTGGAGATATAGCAGCAGCGGAGATGACTCTTGCCCGCGCCGTTGAGGATATTAATACCCTGGCACCTGAACTGAATACTCTTACAGCAGAAATTGCTAGAGCCTACGACGAAATTGGAAAAGCCATTGAGGCTATTGGTCCCGCTGGTGTACGCCAAGCAGACCTGTTTGAGGTTTCTGAAGCACGCTATCTAAAGGAACCATTCCTGGCTAAAACACAAAGTGTTCAACTATCAAATGGTCAAACACTAGAATTTCCTTCTATCGCAAATCGTGATAATTTTGGTGAAGGTTACCTATCTGAAATTTCTAACAATGCTACACGTACACTTGAATTTTTGGGTAACAAAGCATCAGTTGCTAAAACAATCAGTATTCGTGCTCGCTCACCAAAAAGTGTAACTAACGTTGGTGACCCAACATACTTTGACGAACTAGCCTTTGTTGTTAATAACCAAATGCGTGGCGACCTGCTTGTTGACAGAATTCTTTCTGGTCAATCTCGTGAGCAGTTGCTACAGTGGACAACCACAGGACAAGGCAAGTTCTACATTCGCCAGATGGGTAAAACCCAAGACGAAGCAATTAGAATGGTTGATGAGCAAATTATATTTGTTCAGAAATATCTGCCTACTTTTGAAGCACGTCAAATGGCCCTTAAGGGTGAAGTAACTCCGTCAGCACTTCGACGTGAATTGTCAGAGTATCTAGACAAGATGTCTCCTATCCACCCGCTTGACATTGAATACTCAAATGCAAGCCTTACGGGTAATACTGGCGCAGCCATTGATGCAGCATTAGCAAAAACCTGGAGATTCTTAATGAAGCCAGAAAATGCTATCCGCGAAGTATGGGGTACAACACGCCATAATGCGATTGTTGCCGAAAGAGCAGAACGCTTGATTGCTCAGGGCCAAACAATTGACGTATCTACTCTTAATACAATTCATCACGCTGCGGCGATTCAACTTGTTGATGAAGTAGCAAAGGTGTTCTATACAATTCCACGTCAGCACCGTGCGCTTTACCTCGCTCGTGGACTTGCAACGTTCCCTAACGCTGCTGCTTCTGGTATCTATCGTTACAGCCGATTTGCTGTTAAGAAGACTCCACGCTTTGGTGGCTTCCTAAATAGTTACTATGGCCTCTACAACTCATTCGGTGTAGACGAAAATGGTAACCCAGTTGATGACCCAATGAAGGCCAAGTTCCTTCTTGTTCCTGGAACCAAGCAAATGGGACTTAACAATGGTAAAGGTGTTATTGTTAACTCACGTGCTACAAACTATGTAGCAAACTTTCCAGGTGCCTCCTGGATGGTGCCTATTGCACTTAGTAAAATTTACGGAAATAAACCAAACAATGAAGATGAAATCAAGAAAATGATTGACTCTACATTTGGCAACATTCCTGGATACTCTTACGATGAACTATTCCCATATGGAATTGAACCAGATGTATCTAAGCAAGTTACTAGCACATTTACCCCAGCCTGGGCACGTAACCTAATTATGGGTTTGAGCCCAGACAAGACAAATAAAATGTTTGTTGATTCTTGGATTTCAGAAAATAATCGTCAATGGATTCTATACGATATGGGCAAAGGCCCTCTGCCAACAGATAAGTCTACTCTTAATGGAGCAAAGAGTATTTATCTACGTAAGTTTCGCACACAGTTCTTCTCGATTATTGGTACACCACAGTATGTAGAAACACGACCAGATTCTTTGTATCGTGATTATTACTACAGTCTTGTTACCGAATATCAGTTAAAGGGTAAGTCTTCAACAGAGGCAAGCAAGTTAGCCGAAGAAGACTTTAACAAATATATGCAAGCAGAGACTGGCTCACAGTTCCCTATGGACCGACTTTTTGTTGGTTCTCAGGATTCCGTTACATATATTACCCCAAGCCAAAAGGCTTACGACAGAATTTGGGATAACTTTCCTGAACTTGCAACTAAGTTGCGCCAGGTTGACCCATCTGTAATTGGCCTTATGGTTGCTGACCTACCTAAGGAATATAGCCCTCAGGTTAATAAGTTCCTTAACTCAACAACTGCTCGTTTCCCAGATGGAACAATGGTCAACAAGGCTCTTAAAACACCTCAGTTAGTTGAAGAGGAAATCGAGAAGTCACGTTACTGGGCTGCATATACAGCAGAAAAGAAACGATACAACGAGGCAGCCAAGGCTGCTGGTTACCCAAGTTACCTAAGCGTTCCTGAACTTAAGGATAGTCTTAAGGATTATGCAGAGAACACTCTCGGCAAGGGCAGTTTTGCTTGGTGGCAAGAATACCAAAAGAATGCAACTAAAGGCAATCAGGCTTGGGTTCAATCTCAAGGTCTTGCAACAATTGTTAGAGACCAAGAGTTTATGAACAAATACGGCAAGACTCAGTTCTGGCAGCACGCCAAGGCTTTTGTTAAGTACCGCAACGAATATGCAGCAGCATACAAGGATGCGCCTACTGGTACAAAGGGAATGGTTAAGGATGCCTGGGCCAACTATCTTGCTTCTAGTTATGATATGTGGGACCCAATACTTCAAAGAATGATTACAAGATACTTTGAAAATGATAATATGAGGGAGAACAAATAATGGCAGGTACACCACCACCAGCACCAGGTGGCACTATTGTTGTTCCACCAAAGGCGGATAAGAAAGAAAAAGTTTACATTTGGATGCCAGATTCTAAGGGCAACCTTGTAAAAGCCGATGCTTCTATAATTAAGAAGTCTTTTGCTAAACTTCCTTTGAACTCTCAGATTGCTCTTTCTGAGTATCTTCTTGGTGTATCCAATCGTCAACCTACAGATTCTGCTCGCCAGAACCTATGGAACGATATTGTAGATGGTGCGGTAGCAGCATTCAAGGAGGGCAAGAAGCAGTCTCCTTGGGACGTTCTTCAGGTAATGACCGAGAACTCACCAATGAATCTTGGCGTTACCACAAACATTATTGAATATGATACTGTCAACGCAAACGCTTTGCTCAACAAAATTGCTAAATCAATTGGCTTTGATATGGCACTTCTTACAGATGCTGACAGAGCAGACTTCCTTGCCAAGGTAAACGCTGAGGCTGCAATGGGCAAGACAACCACTCGCAAGGCTACTACTGGTGGCTACGAGACGGTAACAACCCCATCAGCCTTTGACCCTAAGTCTTTTACTGAATCATTCCTCTGGGCTAAGGTAAATCTTGGGGATACTAAGAGCATTCCATCTGCAGCAATTAAGCAGATTTCTAATGTGTCTACACTTCTTAAGGCATATGGAATTAACAACTTAAGTTCAAAAGAAATCAATGCACTTGGAGTAGAGGTAGCCTCTGGCACCAAGACAGTTGACGACTTAAGACTTGAGTTTTCTACAAAGGCGCAGAAACTCTATCCAGCCTATGCTGACCGCTTAAAGTCAACTCCTAATCTTACTATGTCAGATATTGCCGAACCTATTATTGGAACCCTTTCCAAGGTTTGGGAAATGGATGCTGGCTCATTTGAACTATCAGACCCTAACGTAACTCGATTCTTGAATCCAGATGTTACTGGTAAGGCACCTGCCCCATCTATCACAGATGTTTACTACTACGCACTTAATCACCCTAACCGTGAGAAAACAAAAGCAGCAAACGAAGAGGCTAGAGATGCAGCAGTCTCTTTTGCTCGTGCTGCTGGATTTGGAATCTAAATGGCAATTTCCGCAGCCGAGAAGGCAAGACTGCTTAAGATTCAAAAGGCAGCAGAAGCACAGATAGCAAAGAATCAAGCAACCATTGCAAAACTTGAAGCACAACAGGCTGAAGCAGCCAAGGCTAAAGCCGAAGAAGAAGCACTAGCCAAGGCAGAGCGTGAAGCGGCGGTTAAAGAAAATGCTGCAATGCGCCTTGAGCGTATTCGTCTTGAGCGTGAAGCAAAAGAGGCTACTGCTAAAAGGAACACAGCCCTTGCTGCCAACCCAGCACTTGGTGCTGTTAAGGGTTCTAATATTTTCCAGATGCTTGGTGGAATTCTCTACTATAGCGGAGTTCCATTTACTGGTACCGACAATGGTAAGAAGTATGTAAACGGTGTGGCTACTGGTTCAGTATCTGATTCAACAACAGGAAATGATGCTGTTGCAATTGCAAACGAAACCCCTGGTCTTGCAGTTGATACCTTCCGTAAGACACTTGCTTTGTACTTCGGAGAAACAGAGTCAAAAAAGCCTTGGGTAGATTCACTTTATAAGACCGCTTCTGGATTCTACAAGACTGGTTCTACTGCAGATGAGTCAATGAACCTAGCCTTGATGGCTGCTCGTAATGACCCAAATATGAAGCCATTTACAGATAGATTCTCAGCAATCTATAAGTTACAGGACCTTAAGACTTCAGGAGTATCTGTTGAGGTTCCTACTATTGCAGAGTTTGTTAAGTCTCAGTCCCAGTTAGGTGATGTATTCCGTCGCAGCAATCTTGGCGACCTTGCTACAGATGCTTACACTAGCGAACTACTTGGCAAGGGACTTGCAGTTTCTACTATTGCGGAGAATATTACAAAGGTTTTTGATGTTATTGACCAGGCTCCTAAAGAGGTCAAGGATACAATCAATCGTTTTTATCCAACTGCAGACCGAGGCAAATTAGCCAAGGCTTTACTTACTGGTACAAAAGGTATTGCTGAACTTGAAAAAGAAGTCAAGGGATACCAGGTACTTGCAGCAGCAGAGACTCAAGGTATTGGCGCTAACACACTTGCTGGTGGCATTACAGCAGAGCAAGCGTCAAACTATGCAGCAGGTGGAGCAACATTCCAGTCCGCACTTACTGGCTTTGGCCAAGTAGCAGCAGCACGTCAAACAGAACAGAAACTGGCTGAAATGTCTGGTCAGAAATCACTTGGTGTTGCTGGCTTAGCAGAAGCCGTAATTGGTAAGAAAGCAAGCGCACTTAGTGAACTTGAGAAACTTACACTACAAGAAGAAGCCCGCTATAAGGCTAAGTCTGGAACTACTTCAGTCAGCCTAGCGTCAGAGCGCAGAGGCGCTGGCTTAATATAAAAAGAATCCTGATGGACCTATCGGCCCCATTAGCGTATAAGACCGATAGCAAGAGCCAGACTATTTCCCCTAATAGAACCTGAGGCTTGCGACTACAACGAATAGAAGGGTGGGTTGCTATGAGCAACAACTACTGGGACGACGAAGACGATGACCTAGATACCGAGCAGTTTGCTGGTGATGGAAGTGACTTGTTAAAGAAGTTACGAAAAGCCAAACGAGCAGATGAGAAGCGTATCAAGGAACTTACTGAGCAACTTGAGGGACTTTCCAAGGTGCAGCGTGAGAGAACCGTAAAAGAAGTCTTAGAAAAGAAGGGTGTTAATCCAAAGGCTACACGTCTTGTCCTCAAGGACTTGGATGACGTTACCGAAGAATCAGTGAATAACTGGCTTGAAGATAACGCAGACTTGTTCGGACTAACTGTACAAGAGGAATCAGCACCTGCTAGTAATGACGTTGACCGTGCTGCATTACGTCAGCAAGACGTTATTACTCAGGGTGCAATAACCCCTGATAGAGCACAAGATGCAGAACTAAGGATTGACGGCGCAACAAGCGCTGAAGAACTTATTGCATTTATGCGCTCGCAATGACAATATCCGTTCATAGTCACTTGGAGGTGACGAAAAATGACAGCAACCACAGGCTCCAGCAATCTTGGAGGAACCGCAGGTAGCGCT